TTGGTCTGTGTCTCGTAACATAGGTCTCCAACAGCCTAGCCTCATCTCTGATGGTAACCTGCCTCAAATGATGGCGATCGGAGACTCTGGTATTAATATCAAGCATTCTGACTATTTGGGTCAATTGGTCTCCAGCACTTCATTTAATAATACTGCTTTTAGTTTTAACCCAGGGTTGGAAACTACTTTCCCCTGGTTGAGTGGTATTGCCATCAACTTCCAACAGTACCGAGTTAATTCGGCGATGCTTGTGTTCAAAAGTTCTATACCTGATGGTATTGCAGCATTTGGGTCATTGGGAACAGTCATGATGGCTGTCAATATGAACCCAGGTGCCACAGCTGCTACCACGGATATTTCAATGGAGCAGATGAAGTTTGGTGCTTCAGCCAAGCCTTCAGAGAATATTTTTGCCCCCATTGAGGCAAGCCCAGATACTGGCTCACCAATGCGCAGTTTGTACGTGCGCACGGGTGCAGTGCCCTCGGGCCAGTCCATCCAGAACTTTGACCATTGTCTGATGCAGATTGCTACAAATGGTCAGTCTACTGCGAATGTGGTCTTGGGCAAGGTGTACATCACATATGATATAACCTTTCTGAATCCATTTTATCCGGGTTATGGAGCTAATGTTTCTTATTGCAAGTACAATCTAACCAGTTTTTCGAATACAGCATGGTTTGGTACTAGCAGAACGCAAGTGGTTGACACTTTGGGTATGACCTTTAGTGACAACAATACCGTCGTTTTTCCAACCGGCACTGGTGGTAAGTGGAAGGTTGCGTTTACCATCACTGGTACTGCCGCCACTACCTCGGTTCCTACTATTACTTTAACGAATGCTACTGGCAGTGCGGGTATTATTCCGCAGGGTGTTTCGACTACCTCTTGTTTTTACGAATATAACTTCACTGTCACCAATCCCACTCTGCCCGTGATATTCGCGGTCACCAGTGGCACGGGTGTTGTGCCAACTTCAGCTACATATGCCACGTTTTATGTGTATCAGTTACCGCCAACATGGGCGTGAGTCATTTCTTGTGCATTTATTGACGTTATTGTTAATTCTGGTTTGTTAATTATTTATTTGACATTTATATTAGGCAGGTGTTGTGATATCAAATTGTGATCTTCTTAAGCATGTGCTGTGTGAAGACACAGGGTGGTAAGCAGGGAATTCCCACTCTCATCCTACCAAGTTTTGATGGTCGACCATGCACCACAGTGTGGTGGATATACTTGGTTGATTGTTTTAAAGTCCGGTGAGAGTCCCGGCAGGGAAGCAAAAGCTTGCTGACTGGCATTGAAGTCCAGTTCCAGCCAAATCCTGTCCGGCTTGCGTTTTTACTTTCTTATGCAGACACCAAATTTAAATCATTTCCCCCTCTTTGTGCCTAACACTCCAGAAGTTTTTATTCCTTTTCCGTTACAAAACTGTTGTAGTTTCCCGCATGATGGTTCAACTGTAGCACTGGTGTTGAACGACCAGTTGTTACATGTTACCACTATGCCTACACAGTATTCATTTGATTTTATGTTCAATGATTTTACAGATGGTCCAGTTCTATGTCCGTTAGGTCAAGGTTTTGTGTTGTTTTGGAAAGTGCTTGATTCGATAATTGAAGGCAATGACATTACCATTGACCTGCACTACAATGTTGCCCATTGGTTTAAATTACACACTTCAGCTTGGGAGCCACAATTGGTTTCCACTCTTGTAAATAGTGTTTATTCATATGTGCCAACAGCCTTATTGCCACACATTCCTCTTATTTATGATTACACTGAAGATTGGAAATTAATCTTCATTCACATGGACCGAAATGGGCATATTTTCTTTTCCCGTGACTACCTCACTTATTATGATGGCCTCGCTTTTTCCCCTGAGGCCACCAATCCTGGTTTGTATGGTGGTTCACACATCCGTGGCCGTATCGCAGGTTATTCTCGGTTATCTGGTGCACCAAATGGTTGGGTCCAAGACCCAAATTTGATTCTGGTCAAGTGTCCTTATGACCAGTTGGACCATGTTGGTTACAAATGCGAAGGCCACGTAAATCCAGAGTTGCCAGAGACCAAGTCACTTGACGAGGATATTTTCTATGTGCCGGAAAATGCCCCGTCGGATGTCAATTTGTTGTTTGCTCGTGAACTTGGGTTGCCGTGTCCAATATGTGGTCTCAATTTGACCAACATTCGTTGTGTTGGTGAGTACTCATTTGGTTTACATCCTGAAGTTGCTGAATTGTCAGACGTGATAGTGCCCTCGGAGTCGAAGGTCCCGAGTGTCATCCCAGCGGCTCCTATTGTTGATATATTACCTTCCGTTCCAGCTCCTAAATTAGCCCCAGTTGCTCCTGCTCATGCTCCGAGTAATTGGTGTGGTTTCTTTAGTGAGATAGTGCGTATAGTCTCTTCCCGATATGTGTCTTTGGCGTGTGAAAAAATTGTCAGTTTCCCATTAGATGAAGAAGTTGACATGTTTGTTTCTGATGTCTCAGATTTGGAAGGATCTCGCCTCAACCGTGATGAGGCCGCCTTGGTTTTTTCATCCATGAATGGTGTGCGTGTTCAACCGGATTGGGTGATTCAAAGGACTGCTTGGGCTGATTTCGACCGAGATGTCCGGGTGGTTTCAAGACGAGATAAAATGGATGTTTTCAAGATTAAAACAGTGTTGGTTGACATTGTGCTCACGGAAAGAGGTAAGTGCTGGTTAGCACGTTATGAATTTCTCAGAAAGCTCATGCCGTGGTTGTTGGGTGCTGTTGTACCTGGTTGCTTGCCGATTTTGAGTTGTTTCCTCCCTCAGTCTAACTGGACTAAATTTTTGACTGGGGTCTCTTGTGTTGGTCTCGTTTGTGCTGGAGCCCTCTGTGTCACAGGTGTGATGAGGGCTTTGGAGCAGACTGGAAGTTTATTGGTCAATGGCTTACGTGCAGTGTGTTATTGTCCACAATTGTTGTCGATTGCGCGTGATAGCATTGGGCTCGGTCAGCGTTGCAATGACATTGGATTAGTGTCTAAATCTTTGCTGTCACGTGTGTGTTCATTGAACATACCAAGTGCGTTACATGAAATTGTTGTTACTACAACTGCATATGCGACAGCCTATTTTCGTTCGTCACAGACTGTCCCAATAAATTTTCAGATAAGCCCGGTTGTAAGAGGCTAGTCGGTGCTAGTGTCAATGACATTGGCATACAACGACTGGAGCTGCAACCGGGCGCCAGAATACGTGGTCCTGAGTTTATAGACCCTAGAACCATTATGATGGATAGCTTGCCTTCCTGTATACCTTATGTAGCGCCTTTGGTGTACTCTAGGAATTGCACAGCTAACATTGTCACTTCTCTGTCCAATAGGCTATTGAGAAAAGTGCCAGTGATTTCTGCCCCGATTACGCGTATTCAGGCCATGGTTGACCATTTTCTTTACATGAACAACTTTGGGGTTGTGGAGCCCTATGACATTGAGAAGGTACTGCAGGTTTCGACGTACACTCTTGATGAGAAACAAATGTATCGAGATGCTTACCGTGGTCTGGTAGAGTTGTCCACTCATGATACTGCGTATACCATATTCACAAAGGCTGAGACATATCAGCAAGAAAAAGCTCCTAGGCAAATTTGCGCCCCTGCTCCGGCATATAAGATGCTGCAGTCAGTACATTTTAAGGCAGCAGAAGAAGTGATATATACTCCTGACTTAATCACATCTTCTGGGATTCCACCATTGGTCAAGCACATGACCATGCGTCAGCGACAGCAGGCGGTTTCCAAGCTAAGCAATTCCACGTATGTGTATTCATTAGATCAAAGTGCTTTTGAGGCGCACATACAGCCCCAATTTATGTGGAATTGTGAATGTCGCATTTATCTGTCTTTGTTTCCCACCCCTCTCATGTATTTTATTTGTCAGAACCTAGTTGGGACTCAGTTTCTCCGATCTAGGAAAGGCGTGCATGCATGGAAGAATGGTGGGCGGAACAGTGGAGATTGTTGTACAGCTCTGGGAAATTTCTTAACCAGCATTATTCTCTTGATGTTGGTGTTGGATGATCTGCATGCGACCGCAGATTATCTGGTAGAGGGTGATGATGTTTTAATTGCCTCTAACCAACCAATAAGTCCTCAGGCGTTCTTACCGTATGGTTTTACAACCAAGGTGGTTCGCGAATTTGATCCTGCCAGTGCCAGTTTTTGTGGCTTGATATTTGGTGGGGCTGGTCAAGTTATCCGTGATCCTATCCGCTTCCTGCTCAATTTTGGTTGGACTTTCAGTGCTTTGGGTTCCAGTGCTCATTATAAGCAACGGTTACTCTTAGGCAAGGCAATCTGTGCTCTCTATGAGACACCTGATTGTCCGATTGTGTCGTTTTGGGCTTATTATTGGTACTTAAGACTACAGCAGACCTCTCCCGTCTTTGATTTGGATGCCTACCATTCAGAGATGTTGGTTGAGGCTACGACTGGTGTCTATAGACCGCGCGCTCCAAATCCTGATTTTGACACACGTGGCTTATTTGCCGTCAAGTTTGGTATTCCGGTGGATTTGCAGTTACTTGTGGAATCTCGGTTGATGTGTGGGGATGTTGCAGATTTAGCTCTGCTATTACCATTCACTGGGTTTCACTTCTGGCTGTGGAATATGTTTGTGTGTTAATAGCTGCTTCTTTGATTTAGCCTGTCCTGACTGGGGG